ATCAGGAAAATAAGTTTTAGAATAGTTAATTAAAGCATTTCTAAATTGGTTAAAATCCCTATCAATATATCTTATGTCTCTTTTTAAATCAGCCATTATTGTAGTAGTATGTTTATTTCATCACTTATATCAAAATTTTCTATTTGATAAGTTAATGTAAAATTAATTTCATTATTATCTGGTTGATTATCAAATTGAATCTCTAAGATTATAACATTAGGGAAAAATAGTGATATATCATCCTGAATTCTTGCCTTCAAATCATCAGTAGTTCTATCTAAAATTTGTTCAAATAATAAAGCTCTTAAATCAGCCCCAAAATTTGGATTAAAAACTCTTTCACCTCTATTAGTTAATAAATAATTAATTAAATTAGATTTTGTTTGTTCTCTAGTTGTAAATGTAGGGTTAAACACAGCAGGTCCATTAAAAGGAAGAGAAAACCCTACGGCTTTTCTTCCGATTGAATCTATTGGATATTTACTTGCTATTATTCTTGCCATTATTTTTTCATTAATGATGCTATTTGTGACATATCAACTTCTCCTGCTGGTAGTGCTCCATTAGCTGAATCAAAACCAGGTTGAGGTGTAAAACTTTGAGGTACATTATTAGTTGTAAAAGCAGCTGCAGTATCACCTAATATATTTTGATAAGCTGCTCTTTTTTCGGAAGCTGACATAACTGGTTGTTGTGGAGCTTGATGTTCTACAACTGGAGTTGATGTTATCTGTTGAGGGGCAACTTTAGGAGTTTTTACAGCTTCCAATAAAATATCTTTTAATTCTTCTTGAATTGCTTCTCTAACTGCTTCTTTTATTATCTTTTTTAACTCTGATGACTTCATTTTTTATTATAAATATTATTATTATTAATTTTTTTAATTATTTTCGATGATCTAATCATCATCTGTTTGTTCTAGTCTCACATATGTTTCAGCTTGATACTGAGGTAATATGTTATCTTGTTGAATTACATTTAATTTAAATGAATATTCTCCAATTTCGTTGTAAGTGTATCTAAAAACTCTAGTTGCATTTTCAGATGTATATGTTTTAGTTGAAAAATCTGGGTTTTGATTAGTATTTAAATTTAATAATATATCTGGAACAAATGTTACCCCTACTATAGGGTCTTGTGTTTGACTTGAACCAAACCCTGTTGTATTATTAAATGGGTTAATACCAGTTTTTATATAAATTCCTACAGACTGGGAAACAGCTGTTGTAATAACTCTACCTAATATTTGATTTAGAGAAGGATTGCTAAAGTTTGTAGGTAAATCAATGTGTCTACTTTCAGTACCATCATTTTCTAAATTACCCATATCAAATGATATAGCTAACCCTGGTGTTTGGTTAGTTGTACCTTGAGGACCAGATGAACCTTGTACACTAACTGCAGCCGTTGTATCTGTAGTTGTTTGATTACCTCTATTAAATTCACCTGATGTATTAAAATTAGTATTATTATTTATATACCAAGTAGTATCTAGTTGTTCTATTACAAATTTTGCTTCTTCAACTAATACCTCAACAGAAGTACTATATGAATATTTTTTACCATAAATGTTATAAACAACAATACCTTTATAAGGATTACCATCAAATTGGTTTATATTTTCTGCTCTAATTCTTCTTTGTGGAAAAGCAAATTCATTATTGGGATTATATTCTAAAGTAAGTAACCAATCAGGGTTTGGAAATCCTGTTTTTTGATATAAAAACCTAGGATTAGCTCCTGGTTGTAATCTTCTAGTTAATTCTTCCTCACTTGCTACATTTATATTAACATCAGTAGATATACCAGAAGTTGCTGCTACATTTCCTATTGTATTCATTAACCAATTTAAAGCACTAGCTTCATCTGATAATGTCCAAGACACAGGAACTGTTTCCGGTATAGGAGGTATATTTAAGTTTAGGTCAATTTGAGAAGCATAGTAATTTCCATTAAAGGTAACATGATCTCCTATATTATATTCAACATCAGGTCTCCATTCAAGATCACCTAATAATTCTTCAATACATTCATTTAAAACCCCATCTAATATTGTTAATTTATCTAATACTATTTGAGATGATTCTGTTACTGTTTTTGCAACTGGTGGGACTATTTTAAGTGATGCTTTTGCTCCTTTTACTAAATCCCCTAATGTATCTAAGGAATCAGCTAATAAGGTTATTACATTAACTGGAATACCAATACCCGGAGGGACTGATGTTGGTAATGGTATACTTTTAATTACTTTAACAGCCGTTCCAACTGTTGTAACTATAGTTTTAGTAGCATTTACTGTACTATTAACTCTTGAAAACTCACCTAATACATTAGATAATGCAGACTGAATTTGATTTTTTTGTTGTACTATTTTTAATAATTCATCCTTAGGAGGACATGATTCTTTAAATTTTTCAATCAAATCATCAATAGCTAATTCAAACTTCGAAGTATTTTTTATAATTCGAGTTGTAGATTTTACTAATAATTTCCCTAATGCTGAGCTCATTTTTATTTAGATTTACTAACCTTTGATTTATATGATTGAATTTTATTAAGCATATTTTGTGCTTTAACTAATGTTTGTGTTGCTGGAGCTGGTATAGCCCCATTAATAGCAAAAGGTGGTCCTGATCCTATAGGTGTACCTAATGCTGAGCAAAGTGAAATTAAAGATGATAATAATCTAGATAAATCACCTAAAAATTTATCACCTAATATTACTGGTTCTGTTGCATTTTTATCTCCTAAATAAATTTCTTTAGAAGCAACTACTGTTTTTGGTGTATCTACATTTAGACTATTAACTGAATTTAAATTTATAGTATCAAAAGATGATAGTAATATATTATCTGTTTTAGAATTAAATAATAATCTACCTGAGTTTATAATTACTTGTTCACCTGTAAATTTAGGAGCTGCTTCAGGAGATGAATCATATGATTTATAATTATCACTTGCTAATTCTATAGGTATTTCTTGTGTTGATGTTAAATATATACTTGATAAATCTGTGTTTATATCTTCAACTTGAGGTACCCAAGGTTCAGCATCATCTTCATGCTGACCATTTTTTAATATTGTAATAGGATCCCCATCATTACCTGATTTAGACCAAGGATTAGGTATTTGAGCTCCTTGTATAGTTGAACCAAATCTAATTGTTTGCCCCCATCTACCTTGATATATTAAATCTCCAGCATAAGGTTGTAAATTTCTTATTTCTAACTTTTCCTGAAAATCAGTTCCTAAATCAATTTCAGTTCCACCATCTGTTACTCTTCTAACTGATCCAGCTTCTGTTTGTTGATAATCTGCTTGTTGAGATTCAGGATTTGCATCACCATAAATAGGATCTGGGATAGCATTATGGTGGGTGCTATTCCATATATTAATAGATTGAAAATAATAATATGATAAATTATTAACATCTGATTGAACACTACTATTAGGTAATGCTAAAACATATACTATTTCATTATGTAATGGTATATTTGAATTATTTGGAAATAATGGTTTAGCAAAATTATCTGACGTAAATTGAGGATTTGAGTTTGGTTGGTTTAATCTATCAAAAAATATACAACCAATAGAGCTCCATTCCCCAAAATCTTTAAATACTTGACTTTGAGTTTTATCATCTATCATTGAAAACTTTACTCTAGCAGCAAATACTCCTGCTCTATTTACTTGAGCCGTTTTAATCTTATTAAACGAAGCTAATGTAGTTGATAATCTTGGCATGTTTATGCTTTTTTGTCTGAATGGATTTTATCCATCTCAGCTAATAATTGTTGCTTTTCTTCTTCTGTAATGCCTAACCCACCATCATCATTTTGGTTTTGGAGTACTCTTTGAACTATTGTAGCCATTTTTATCAAAGCATCATCGTTTTTAACTCCTATCTCCATATATTCTTTTATAAGTGGTACTATAAGTGTTGCATCACCTATTTCTTGGACTAAAGGTTTTAATTCAGAAATTAAAGCAACAACTTGAGCATCTCTCTTTTTTTGGTTTTGGTAAATTTCTTCTAAAATATCCGAAAATGTTTTTTTACCAAAAACTAGTGAATCTAATTGTCCCATAATTTTTTGGTTATAAATATATATTTTTAAAACTATTTTGGAGGAAAATAACCGTGATCTAAATAAAACAAATATTTTTCTTTAAAAATACTATATAGTTTATTTGCTATTTTTGTAATTTTTGGTGTTTTTACGTCAACCATTTCCCTAATGTAAATATAAAGTGCTTTTTTATTAAAAACATCTATATTATCTCTTTTTCTAAACAATTCTAGAATAGCATCTGCTATCATAGCATCATTACCCTTAGGAAACAAATCATATATTCTATCTGTACAGTACTCTATATACTCATCTACAAATAAAGATAATCTATCTTCATATTTATAATCTTTTGGGATTTTAGAATCTGGTATGTTACTAAACTCTTCATTTTTTATGACAGTTTGAACATCATCTTCTACTCTTTTAGATGTAATAAAAGAAGGATCAGTTGTATCTAATTGGGAATAGTGGTTTAGATCTGATATTGAAATATTTTTAATCTTTTTACCATAATTCTTTTGATTATATACTATTAACCATCTTTTTACTATAGTACCAAAGTAAGAATAGGCTTTAGCCCCATTAGTAGGGTCAAATTTATGGATTTTAGATAATAAAAATACCATAATTTCATGTTGAAGATCTTCTAAATTTTCAACACCATCAGTATAATAAAATTTAAATGTGTGGATTATGTTTTCTGTTAATTTATAAAAGGCCCAATGAATTTTTTCTTCATATAATTTACTTCGTTCGTCCGGATCAGAAGAGCGATTATAATCAACAATCGCTTTTTCTGTTTCTTTGATAAAATAAACTCTGCTCTGTTTTTGAGCTTTATGCCTTCTTATTATTTCATCCATTATTTAAATTTTTTCAGTTGAAACTCATTTAGAATATTTTGTATTTGTTTAATTTGTTTAAAGAAAAAACCTATTTCATCATCTGACGCAAATGAACCTTTAATGTCAATTTTTTTAACTTTTGCCTCTGCAGCTTCAATAACTCTAGATATTTTATCTAAGTATTCAAGATATCCAACTACAATGTCCTCTGCTTTTTCGTTTTTTCTAAGTAAATTTAACGTTGTAAATCCTAAAATGATACAAACAACTGAAAGAAGAATTATAATAATGGTTGGGACTGTTATAATCATAATTTATCAAATATATTTTTTAAGCCTTCACTTTTAATAGTGCCCAATGCTTTATTTTTTACATTAGATTTTTTGCTATCAGTACTCAATGTATAATTTCCCTTTTTACCATCCAAGTTATTTTTAAATTTAGGTAACCATTCTCTTTCAAATTCAATTCTAGCAGCCATCATATCTGCAAAATGTAATATAAAAGGCAATGCAGTCCTTGGTTTTGTTTCTGGCATATATGATTTTAAATATTTTTCATTTGCTACATCATATAAACCATCATGTGTTTGAATAGCAACCATTTCATTAAAAGTATATTTAACATCATGTTGTTGAAGTAAAAATAAACCTCTATCTGGAACAGCTGCAAAAGCAATTTCTTTATTATGCATATAATCCTCACCTAATTTTTCTCTTCTCCATTTATCAGTTTGAGGTAAATATGATTCATGGGTTTCATCTCCCATTTTACCTAAATCATGATTAATAGCTGAAAATACTAGTTCTTCTTTTGTAAAAGTAGACATATCTGTACCTTCTTCTTTCCATAATTCATATTGTTTTAAAGCACAATCAACTACTCTATTAACATGCTCAACATATCCACCTGGGAATGCGTTATGATATTCTTTTTTATGTGAAGCAGGCATTAACATTAGTCTATCCTGGAATTTAGAATAGAAGTCTAGTAATTTTTGTTTACGATCGCCTGTAATATAATTGCTGATATTAGCGTTAAATGTTTCCCAATTATTTTGGATTTGTTCTGCTGATAATTTCATAACTTTTATTTTTTGGTTTAACCTTGTCTTAATGGTGATGCTTCTCTTTCTACTAATGATTCTAGATCTTCTATAGTTTCATATAAATCTTTTAAACCATTTCTAAAATCTTGAGCTGAGGATTGACCTCTTGCCACCATTAAATCTAAATTTTTGATTTTTGATTTGATATTAGTAAATCTTTTGTCTACTAATTCTTTATTTCTAAATGCCATAATTGTAATTTATTAATTAATATACTGGAATATATGAATTATTCCTGTTCCATCCACCCCTTATTCCTAATTCCCTTATCTCTCTATTTTCTTTAAAACCCTGTATCTCCAAGGTACTAGAAAAAAATTAGGTAACCAAGCTTAGATTAGTTTTTTCGTGAAATATTTTTGATTTTTAGTATTTTAGCACACTTCTCATACTCCTCACATTCAGTAAAGTGTTTAAGCCCCATTTCTAATGTAGCAATAAATTCTTCATTACTGTAACTTAAAATAGTGAGTATGTGATCATCATTATTTAAATCTAATTTGTTTAAATAAGACCATGCTCTATTGAATGCAACAAACTTTCCTGCTTCTCTAATATCACTTATATCAAATTCACCATTAGATTGTTTAAAGAAATTAGCTACTTTTTTTGAAAAATTAATATGATTTAAAATTAACTTTTTCCACATTCCACAAAAATAAAGTGGTTGATTTTCAAAATCAAGATGGGTTTTGTTTTCTTTTCTTAAATCTTCGGGAGTAAATAAGTTAAATAAGTTTTCTAGGTTAAGCATTTTTATCATAAATATTAGTATTTGTCAAGTGATGGACCTCCTTTAATCCTATAGAGGGCATAACTCCACCTTTCTTTTGCAGATTTATGACTATGCTTGTCCTGACGTGCCATTTTTTCAAGCTGGTTATCAAATTCTTTTTTGATACCATCAGCAACAACCGTATTGTAAATTTCAACTAATTCGTCTTCGTAGTGACCCATAACACTTAATATATGGTATAAATACTACAAATCCAACCTATTTTGTATTTTTTTGTTGTTTAATGTTATAGAAGTAATCTTCAGCTTCTTTTTGTTCTTGAAATAATTTTTCTTTATCTTTATCAGATAAACTATTCCACCATTCATCATGTTGAGCTACCATTTCTTCCATAGTAACTGGTTTAGATTCTTTTTCCCACTTATTATTCATATCTTTCATTTTTAATTATTTTCTTGAGTAATTACCTGTATATTCATAAAATAATCCTTTAGTAGGATGATTGATGCTATTTCCTGTTACTACAAATTCATGTAATTTAGAATTCATCATTTGAGCTTTTAAAGCTGTTATATATAATCTATTATTTAATAATATACTGTTTTTTGAGTTTACGTTTATTCTTGCCATAACTTTTATTTATTTTAAATTAATATTCATCTTCACCAATCTCCCAACTTTTGGGATGTTTTGATTTTCTTTTATAATCTTTTTTACTTTTAACTACTTTTTCAGTTAATTTTTTTCCAATATGGTGGGCAGCTTCTCCATGAGACCACCCACCGTTGAAATCCAACTTCTTCTTCTTCTTTTTCATTATATCATATTCATTGGCTCATCAAATAACCAATTAACTTTATTTCTAGAATTTAAATTAAAGTATAATTTATTACCATTACCACCTCTTCGGTTTTTACTAAAATGTAAGTATCTACCTTGATCATCAAATTTCAAATGACCCATTGCTGTTGTCATGTGTTTAATTTTATTTGAACCAACGAACGTACCACCTTTAGTAACTTGTTGAATAATTAAAAATGTAGTATTGGTTTTAGATTCATTATTACCTAAATTATGCTCATCAAGTAATTGAAGAATTCTATTGGTATTTGACTTTCCAGTACCACCAAAGTAATCTACATAACTATCTGATATCTCAGCAAGTGAATCAATTAATACACAATCATATCCTTCTTTAAGAGCTGTTCTTAAAACTACATCAGGATTAACTTCTGTATAATCACCCATAAATAAGATATCTAATTTACCAAATTTAGGGAATCTTTTAACATAACCAACCATATCAATAGCATTCATCTCACCTGATATAAATAAACATTTTTTCTTGTTTTTATTAAGATCACCTAAAATATCTAATAAAACAGTAGTTTTTCCAACACCTGGATCACCTGTAATTACAACATTTGTACCTGGCATAATACCATTATCTGAACTAAAAAATGCATCAACTTTAGTTCTAGTTTTCATTGGTTTAAATAATTTCTTATCGAAATTTAAATCATTCATTTTAACAGTTTTTACATTAATGCTTACTGTTTGAGGAGAATTAATTTTACTTGGACGACCTCTTTTAATTGTGTTTGAATTTGACATAACCTTTATTATTATTAATTATTTACTCTGTAAATATACGAACCCTCTCTC